AATTAACAGCATACACACGTGTCTCGCTATCATCGTCTAAATATTTGATATTTCCTTGCGCATCACGCAGACCCTCAATTGTTATCTTAAATAGTTTGTGTGATATACGACTCATATTAACCTGTCCAGTTGGATAATAGACCTCGGGTTTAAGCGAGAATGAGTACATACCAAATTTACCTGGTCCAAATTTAAAATTTGTCCCAAATGGGGCAGCGGGTGTAGTTTCACTAGAATGGGGTGAATTTACATGGTGATTTAGGGATTGTCCGTATGCAAGGAACTTTCCATCTCTATTGAACACTACTTCATTATTGAAACGGAGTTCGGCATTTACTATCGTATTGAATTCAGTTGGGTAATTGTTTGCAACAGCTCTATCAGATTGTGATACAAAGAAAAGTTCTTTGACTGGATGTTTGAAATTAAGCATAACTGATTTTGTATTATCACCAGCTTTCATCTTGAATTTAGACATTTGTACCTGTGTAATGAGATAATCTAACGGTCTTGACATTAAGAAATTACTTTCATCTGGGGATACATAGACAAACTCCGTATCCATCGAGAACTTGGGAATCTCTGCAACATCACCCGGGAAAGATCCACCGAATATGAGTTCTTTTAATTGTCTGAGTTTAATTCTAACTTCTACAACTTGTTTGGTTAAGGCACATGTTGGTATAGCTAAGGATGGATTTCTATAAAAATAGAATGGAAGTTCTAAGAAATAGGTGTAATTCGTCCCAGAATCATAACTCAAAATATTACCATGCCCAGTTAAAAAGTATATTGTCTGGTCTATATCATCACTTGTATTGTACAGTTGTTGATGCATGTAAATGTACTCTCCTGTGAGTCGTTCAATAGGTTGCCCCCCTATAAGAAGGTCTGCATGCTCGATTAGATGAGTTATAACAGACGGACACCATATATTGATGTTTCCAAACCCCTCGGGATCAGGTAATGGGTCTTTGAGAGTTATCTTCAACGTAAGGTTCCGAATCAAATCACCTTTATCACCAGGTACTCTGCATGTTATGGTTTTACCGAAATCTATATCTCCATCAAATTGACTCTCAACATAATCAAAAGCAAATTTTGAATGTCTTTTGAAGTTTGTTAAAAAGTACGAAAACTGTGGTTCACCTGTGAGCCATTCATCTTGGACCCCAGTGGCAGCAAGTCTCAGACGACCAGCCATTCCTACTGTATATGAGTAAAATTTTGTTAAATAAAACGAGACAGTACAATAGAATGAATCTTCAATTGAGGAAATTCAAACCCGAGACGATCTCAGATGACAGGGTGTGTGTTTTCATAGGTAAGCGTAACACGGGTAAATCAACACTGGTGAAAGATATCATGTATCATAAGAAACACCTCCCAGCGGGTATTGTACTCTCAGGAACAGAAGAGGGTAATCATTTTTACTCTGAGTTTATCCCTGACTTGTTTGTTTATGGCGACTACGACAGAGATGCGATCGAGAGGGTTATGGCCAGGCAGCGGAAGTTGGTGGGTGCGGGTAAGAAAAATTGTGGAGCCTTCATGCTTCTAGATGACTGTATGTATGACTCGAAGTTTCTAAAAGATACATGTATTCGGCAGTGTTTTATGAATGGTCGTCACTGGAAGATTTTCTTTATGCTCACGATGCAGTACGTTATGGATTTACCACCCGCATTACGAGCTAATGTGGATTACGTGTTTATCCTCAGGGAGAACATCATTCAAAATAGAGAGAAACTTTACAAATCCTTTTTTGGTATATTCCCTTCATTTGACATGTTCT